AGACTTTAAGAATATCGCCGGAATCAGTTGCCGCGCCCGTAACATTCAATAGTACAACTAATTCACGATAAGTATCTTGGAGTTTGATTCCAGCGCCAGTATCTGTAACACCCGCAGATGTCAGACTTAGCACCCTTAGTGTTATGATTTTGGTATTGCTTTTACTCATAGATTAGAGGTCATCATTAGCACTGGAACCTACATCGGCTCCTTCTTCCTTTTTGGAACTATCTTCCTCTTTCGGCTTCTCCTCTGTCTTTTCCTCTTTCGGAGAATCTGCAGGTGGAACAACTGGCGGTGTCGGTTTTGGCTGTGATAAAGGACTTACCACACTGCCAACTCGTCCCGCTTGATCTGCTGTCATCTCAACAACATCGCCGGCTTTATATACCGTTCCGTTATGTTTGAGATTGCCATTAACATTATATTTTTTTTCGTCACTCATAAATATTTACTATTAGTCGCTTAATACGTATTCAGTGTAGAATATAAGTTTTCCGGCTGTAAGCACTTCCGTTCCAACAGTTGCTGTTATTTCACGTTCTGCGGTTGTTTTGACAAATCCTGCAATAATACCAACATTAGTAGTGGTATGTATTCCTGTCGGTGAACCAATTGGAAAATTTCCGTCAAAAATACCCGGAGTCGTATTAGTGATAGTAGTTGCTGTCAATAAATCATTTGCCGCTTCTGCATGAATCGCAATACTTGCATCATCATCGGCGGAAACGAATGTCGTAAGGACGTCATACCATGCATTAATAACTATGGCATTATCCGGAAGATATACTCCCAGACCATGCGCCGCCTGTGTTTTATTTGACACTCCTGAACTATCAACTCCTGCCGTATCAAATGTAGCTGTCGCAAGATGCGTTAAGCTCAAGCCGTCTTGTTTAGTGACTACGCCCCTTTTTATACGATAATCCCGGGCGCTAAGTCTGTGATTAAATCTTCTATCCATTTTAAGTTAAGCGTTGACGTAGGATGGGGAGTTTAGATGTTCCCCATCCCAGTACAAAAACGCGATTAAAAATTAATCCGAGTTTACGCAATCGCAGCTTTAATGAGATACGCTGCTTCAGCCGCAACTAACTTCTGAACGTAGTTGTCGTTTGTGCGGACAAATCGAGACTTTGAATCAGTGTTATCCCACTTCTCAACCTTTCGGTTCTTGTAAGTGAACGTCCATCCGAATGTCGGCTGCTTTAATCTCTTAGTAGGAGCAATGTAGATCAACCAGGCATGCTTGCTCCAGATATAACCTAAGCTATCGGTTGCGCCCTCTGTTGCGCTATTCTTGATAGCTGCGCCAATGATAACTCTCTCGACTTGGAACAATCGGGCCAAAAGTTCGGTAGTTGCTACACCAAGTTGGGAATACTTGATTTTCTCTATAACATCAGGATGCTCAATCAGCTTATCAAACGTATCCTGACAAAGTACGAGAGTATTCGGTTTGCGTCCGATTTTCTTTTGTATATTCTGCATACCTGTCTTTACATCATCCAACGGATCGGAGTTTGTATAATCACTCCACTGGTCTGTGCCTGACAAAGTAGTGTTCTCTGTCATAAAGCCCGTTGCTGTATTGGACATGACTGTGGCTAACACTATCTCCTTATCTACAAGCAACATTTCAGTAATATTTTCTACTGCATCCGTCTCCGGAGCCAAAGCAGAATCAGCTTGGTCGATAATTTCATGCGGAATCTTCTCTTTTAAGGCGTGATCTTCAGCATAGAAGGTAGCAGTACTCAAACCGTACTCTACTTCATTCGCAGCACTTCCAGGCGCACGTCTGGTGTCATTTTGACGCCACATGGCCTTATCATACTCATAATACTTTCCCTCTTGTTTTTTTACTTGGAAGACCGGCATTAACAATTCGGCAATATACATCTCGTTCTTATAACCGATTGAAACATTCGAGAGAACTGGGTCTACCACTACATCTCTAATTACTAACATAATAATTTAAGTTTAAGTTTATTACTGGTAATGATTTTGTATGTTCATTTGAACTTCGATAATATCGCCGTCTGCTGTGGCTGCTTCGAGTGCTCTTCCAACTGTAATATCTCCCGCAGTTATAGTTGTAACACCTTTACCTTCGCTGGTGGTTGTCACCATGTCACCAATACTGATAGCTGCTGATGCGACAACCTTGGATGTACCACCGAAGCGATATAGCGCAGCTTCTCCAGCCAATGGTTTGTTTTGCAAAATACCTACAATAGTATTTGTTCCAACCGCAGTATCTGCATACTCAATATTGCCGCTAGAATCTAGCTGAACAATATAGTATTGCTTGGTCATAATCTCGCCGGCGATCTTCGTTAGTTCAAAATCTTTGATCGATTGACTCATACTTTAGAATTTAATAGGTTGATATGTTTCAGCTTACGCAATATACAGATGCTGTACCGATAACTGAACCTCGATGATATCGCCAGCCGCCGTAGCTGCTTCCAATGCTCTCCCTATCACGAGATTTCCGTCTGTCGTGGTTGTAAGAGCCCTGCCGTTGGCATGGGATGTCAACCAGTCACCGATAGAAATAGCTCCAGATGCGACAACTTTAGATGTACCAGCAAAACGGTATAATGCGGCTTCGCCTGCTCGCGGTTTATTCTGTAAGACACCTACGATTTTATCAGTTGCGCCCTCTCCGTACTCAATATTCCCACTGGCATCCAATTGAACAATGTAATATTGCTGTGTCATCAGTTCACCGGCAACTTTCGTGATTTCAAAATCTTTATTGATTTGACTCATATTTTAGAATTAAGTGGTTAATATTATTTCTGCTCATCTTCATAGCGCTTGGCTAGGCCTGGATTCTCGGACAACACCTTGCGAAGTCCATCAGCATACGTGAGTGCCTTATCTTCTTTTCTCAATGTGTCTATCTTGGTCTGCAATTCCTTGACAGCAGTTCCTTCAGTATTGTCACCTGAACCTATCTCATTAAACAGATTGCTCGCCGGTATACTCTTGACGATTTCCGCAAAGGATGTCCTCTGCGCTGCCGAAAGCGAAAGCATAAAGTTAAACACTTTAGCTTCGTGCTTTGGCAATACCCGACCTTGTGAGTTCTGCTCACTAAAGATCAGTGCATCTGCTTGTGATTTGATTTTGATTTGGCGATTCTCCTCAAACGCCAATGCACCCCTGTTCGCCATTGATGTTAAGTTGGCAAATTCTGCGGCTTCAACTTGAATCATTTTACCTTTCTTTGGTTCTGTGGCCCTGGCTGGTTCTGCTGGGGGATCAACCGGGTCCTTCGGAGGGTCAACGGGGTCTTTTGGCGGATCGACGGGGTCTTTCGGCGGGTCTGCTGGGGGGTCAACTGGATCCTTTGGGGGATCAGTTGGTTCTGCCTCGAATACACTACCGAATGAAGTCAACTGCTCCTCGGTCAAATCTTCTTTATGCTCCTTAACGAAAGCACGTTCCTCATCATTGAGATCGGCAACGGCTTTCTGTAAAATATCTTTTAAATCCATATCGTTAAAGTTAAATTGGTTTAATAAATGCTCCGACATAACTACGGCTTTGAGCTCTTTGAAGTACGGCTTATTTGTCAGTGCTCCGCCTACAAGTACGTTCTCTGTGATTTCCCGGGATTCCGGGTCATCATACACCGAGTAAAACTCGGGTGAGAAGAATTTATAAGCGCGGTCCTTTAGCAAGGTTTTTCCTTGCTTGGTCCACTCAACGACTGCAAATAAACCGGCTTCGCCCTTATCAATTAGTTCCTTGAACCAACCGATAGCCGGTTTTTCATCACAAAATTCATGTCCTTCTGTTATGGGTATAGCTTTTCGTATACCTGCATCAAAATTCGCTTTGAACTGCGTTATATCTTTTGCGGTAATAACAATGGGACCATACGCAGGATGATTCCATTTCCCGGTAGGCAGTACGTGTATTTCCTTCGGTGCGTTCGCTTCCGCAAACAACTTTAAATCAATCGGAAATGCGATTGGTAACCTTTTCGTTTTTGATAAATCCTTTTTTCCCCCCATAGAGTAGATTTTTAATCAATTATTCCTAGTATACATTAAAAGCAATTTGTCAACAAATAATTATCAACATCTGGACGAATTTCTCTTACTTCCGTAATTGTCGGTCAAATAGTGGCAATCACGGCAAAGCGTTACTCCTATATCAATATTCCACAGTTCTTCACAATTCAGTGCATCCTTTATGTCTTTAATATTATATTCTTGGATTATGTCGGTGAAACTTTTTATGTGATGAGCATTCAGGTATTTTCCAACTCCTTCGCAACCAATACAAGTAAAATTATCTCTTATGTAAACCTTCAGTCTCCATTCCCCATATGCTGACAATCTCCTGATTTGTGCCTTTAATGGCGTTATT